AAAAATATCTTTAATAGTATCACAATCATAAAACTTATAAAGTCCTATAACAATTGGTATGTTCTTTTCAAGTATTTCAATATCTTTCGCATATAAATTGTTTTCTTCTCTTTCAATTTTATATTCATCATCTTTAAATATACTATATGAACCTTTTAATAATTCTTTATATACATCAATATTTCCATCATTAAGATGATTCAAGAAATTAAATGTTTCAGCTGTATTGTAATTATATCTAAATTGACGGCATTCCTTTAAGAAATTATCAACCTCATTACTTATTTTATCCTTTACTCTTTGATTAGATTCAATAAGATTAACTGTATATCCATAATATTGCATTCCTGTTTCTAATACCTTTAATTGCTTTGAATATTCAGTATATCTTTCTTCGAATACTTTAAGTTTATAAGTTGTTTCATCAATATAGTAACGACAATCATTTTCATCATATTTAAGATATCTATTTGATGACAATAATGATTGAATAAGAGGATTATATTTTGATTCCTCATTATTACGTTCAAGCATATCATTACAAGTCTGTATTAAGTCTCGTGCAAACAATAAATCCTTTTCACTGAAACTTAAATCTAAAGGGCTGATATACTTATAATTAATTGGTGTTCCTGTAGAATCCTCTTTTTCCAAAAACAATTTAATATACAAGTCATTATTACGAAGACGATTTGCAAACTGTTCAATATCTTGTGCTATCCATGTTTCATTAAAATAAACACTAAACTTATATCTATCACAAATATCGACACCCACTGATAAATAGTTTGTACAGAATATTATATCATTAAGCCCAATTGATTTATCAATGTTAATAGTTTCCATTGTCTCTTCTCCATAATTAGACTTCTTATAATAAAATGCTTTAAGTTCTTTTGTATATTTGAAATCATTAATTAATACATTTTGAATACGACCAACAACTTGTTCAAAATAAAGATTGCCTTTATTTGTTGGAAATAATATCTTTTTTCCTTCAACGATATCTTTTGCCATTGAATCACACATATCAACAAACTTCTCAACATTTGTTGGAACCATGTGTATTTCAAATTCCTTAGTTCTATAATCTTCTTTTATAACCTTAATATGCTTGATATTTGGAAAGAACAACATTTCTCCTGTTGGTGTTCCTGTCATCATAATTATCTTTGCCTTACAATTTGCAAGACGCTGAATTGTTGGTGACATAACATCTCGATATGAACTTGTAAATAATAAGTGAGATTCATCAATTACAATATATTCAAATCCTGCTTGGTCAAGTTCAAATACATTAAGACGAGAGAATTTGTCAATAGTCATTGACATATTTCTATCACCTAATATATCGTCAAGTGTTGGTCTTTTATTACCGTAAAAATACAACCAATCAGAAGTCTTTTCATCTGCTTCAACCTTTGCCTTAATAGTTGAAGTAAACGGAAGAATCAATAATGTCTTTGCTTTAAGACTTTTAATCATTTCAGTTTTACCATAACCTGCACCTGCTTCAAGCAATGTTATATGTGATAAATTTGCAATGATTTCATCTTTTAAGTCAGAAAGATATTGATTATGCTTCATATGTAATATTACTGATGTTGAAGATTCATTCAATATCTTTGTTGGGTCCAAACCTGCAACTGTTGCATCTTTTATTTCTTCCTCAGTCTTTTGTTCTTCAGTAAATGTATTATCTGCTTTAACAGTTAATTTAAATCCATGATTCTTATTCAATTCTTTAACAGCCCATATAGAAATTGGTTTATCATGAATTGCTGCAGTACGAACGTCTCCTGCTAACTCTCGTCTTGATGTACCATCACAAATTTCAATCATTATTTCTAATGCTTTTTGTTCTCCATAAATTGAAGTCAATGTATTTGCAAGCTGCCAACGTTGTGCGTGTTTATAGTGACGACGTCCTTTACTTTTTGATACATCTCTATCATTAATACCTGAAATGTTTGTTATTTCAACATCCTCAGTTGTATTTGTATTTAAGTTAAACCATTCAAGCTTATGAAAAATATCTTTTAAATCAGGATGTGATATCCAGTCAATACTTGTTACTCCACTTTGAAAAGCAGATTCAAAATTTACATCAAGTCTTAAGTCTTTGAAGTTTGTATTAAGTAAAGCTTTATCATCAGCTGCAATGAATATACCTTGTTGTGGTTTACACATAGCCATATCCATATACTTAAAGATATCCTCCTTTGTATATCCATAAGTCTTTGAATGCTTCATTAATACAATATAAACATATGAATATTTATGTCTGAAATTACATATATATTCAATACGACGACTATTTAAATCAATTGAAATAGGTGTAATCTTTGTCCAAACGTGACAAGATTTTCCTGATGCAGAAATACAACAACCTAAAAACCAATGATATTGCTTTAAGTCTTCAAATAAGAACTGCTTGATATTTTTTGCAAGTTCAGCATCTTTAATATCAATATCTATAATTTGAAGTCCATTCCAAATGTTATAAGACATATCACCAATAGGACGTTGATTTGAAGAAGATGAATAAACAACTTTACGATTAATCTTATCAACAGCCTTATAAGATGGATCTTTCATTAAATTATAGATATCTCCCCAGTTCCAAATTATACCCGACTTTTCATAAATACTATTAACAACAAGTGTTTCAATAAATTGTAATTGGTCTGAAAAGAAATCTTCCTGTTCCTCTTCAGTACATTCTGCATAATTATTTGAACTATATTGTGTTTCAATTTGATTCTTAACTTCATTTAATTCATTATATTCACTACTAATTTGACTAAATGATTTAAGAATTTCTGTTAATGATTTATCTTTACTATTATATTGGTCGTTAAGTTTCTTTAGATAATTTCCTAATTTATTATTAAAAATTGAGTCACCCACCTATCATATATAGATATTTTTATCCTTTTGTTTCTTTTAAATATAGTTAACATCCTTTAAATGTTATAACAAAGTTTAACATTATCTTAAAATGTTATAAATGAATTTTAACTAATTTTTAATTATTTTTAATAAAATAATGAATATTTTATAATAGACATTAATATATAAAATATTACGATTATAATAGATATATGACTAATTGTGTTCAAACAAATCAGCAGAATACTGTTGGAATGGAAGAATATTTAAAGCAAAAAGCACAAATTGAAGATCAAATGGATTATAATTTCATTAAAAGAATAATTCAAGAGATTACTCAATCGTGTGCATTGCCTATGCCATTACCAGCTTCTGCAATACCTCCACTTATTCTTCAAGCTGCTCAAAAATTCTGGGAAGATTATGATCCTGCTGTTGAAGAAAGATATTATTGTGTAAGAAATATGGACTTCTGCAGATGTGGTCCTAATAATACAATAACATTACCACAAAGAATTGTATCTGTGTTTGGTGTATATAAAACTACAGACAGTTTTAATTATGGAATAATGGGAGACTTCTCACTTGAACGTATGATATTGAATAACTCAGCATTAGCATCAGGAGCAGGTGGATCCTTATCTGATGTATTCGGCTCAGGTACAGGTTATAACTTAACTGATGTTATGGGAGCATTATATGAAGTACAGACTTATAAAGCAATGTTTGATGTTCCATTAACATTCAATTATAATCCTAATTCACATCGCCTTGTTATACTTGGTGCATTAGGTAATTCTGATTTGATATTGCAATGTTTTACAAGATGTCGCATACAAGATTTATATAATAACTATTACTTCTTTAGATATTGTGTTGCATTAGGTATGAGAGGTCTTGCAACTATTATAGGTTCTTATGGATTTAAGATGCCTGGCAATGTTGAAATTAACTGGTCAAGATTCCACGATATGGCTGTAGAGGAACTTGATAAAATTGATGAATATATAAAGACACAACATTCAGCTGAATATTTTTTTATGTCAAATACTATATAATATGGATATAAAACAAAGTTTAACATATCGTTCTGAAGAACTAAAACAATTTGAATTTACAGGAAATAATAAATACGATTATGCAAAGAATGGTATATTGAGCAAAACACTTCCTAAAGTTTTGTTCAAAGGTAATTCAATTCTTGTAACATTCTTACAATTAATTGACTTACGAATAATCATGTTGTTAAAATATGTAGATAGATTAAAAAGATTCAAATATATAACATGGTATGAATAAAGAGGTTCTCGAGAACCTCTTTAATTTTCTCGAAATTGAATAAATTAATCATAATGAAGTTATGATATATAATAATCTAAAATTATTTTTATATATAGTAAATAAACAATAAATTACACTTAATGGAATTTGTAGATAATACAGGTCACATATTTAGTTTGCCTTCATATAATGAGAAACCTATTGGTTATGAATATGATGAATATTCATATGTATTTTGGATTGATGGAAATAATACATCAAAGTTATCAGTTAATAATTTCTATTCAAAACCAATATATGCATTATATGAATTAAATAAGAACTTTGATATTGAAGATTTAGAAGATGATTATAATTCAGCATTAGATATTGAAATTTATGTTAATAATTCAAATGTTTACAAATTAATATCTTCAAGAGAATTACAAAAATCAATATCTAAGGATGATTTTAAGTTGACAGATTATGTTGACTTAAATATGTTCGAGACTATAACAAATGGAAGTTCAATTGAATATAATGAAAAATATAGTTTTTTAAAAGAAAGATTAACTAATGAAGATCTTTATTGTATAAAGACCGAGGAAATTAAATATGCTGATGAACAAGATATTACAGGCACTACAATTAATTATCTTATGATTCCTATTTATCCAATTGCTATGTCAAAAGAAGCAGGTACTTGGATAACAAACTTAATGATACATATTCATAACAATTCAAATAATACTGATGAATGGTGTTATATATCAGTAGGAGGTGAATTTATTGATGAATATGAAGAACTTGTAATTAATGGACGTAATATGGGTGTATCTTTACCAAAAGATATACTTAAATCTGTTTATGCAGAAAGTTTGTATAACGATGAATATAATGAAGCATTATTCAATGAAAAAATGAAAGAATATATGCTTAACTATATGGGTATTCGTGGAGAAATTGGTAATTTCGATTCTGCAATTAAATCATTAAAATGGTTTGGATATGGTGATAGAATAACAATATCGAAGTTATTAAGAACTGATAATGACTTTAAGCAACAATATGTATTAGACTATTTTGATATATCATATGATATTATCGAGTCATTTAAGACATTTATTGCAACTGCATTTGTTTCTTTAATGATAATGATAAATAAAGAAACTGATAATAGATATCCATTTACTTTTTGTGATAATGAAGGTGGTTGGGATGATTTGTCATTAGTATCATTAGGTAAGAATATTAGTAATAAATCATTCTTTTATGGAGAAAACAGGCCTAAGATGCTTTCATTATTAGATTATTATCAAAAAATCAAAATAGGAAATCACGATATGCCTATTGAAAATGATGATGAAAAATATTGGTATTGGAAACCTTATTTTGATTTTTCATTTAATGAATTAGGTGTTAAACTTATATGTCTTTCATATTATTATAAAAAATATTTTTTACCAATACATTTAAATATTCATCATTCTTCATTAGGATATCGTGTATTTGCAAATAATATCAAATTAACAAATTCATTATATATTATTGAAAATCAGCCATCTATTGTCTTGAATGATAAACAAGAAGTTAAATTCAAAGGTAATGGATTACACTATTTTACAAAGCAAATACATTATATAGATGAATACTTTAATGAATTTGAATTAGGAACAATAAATATTGATGAAGATATTAGAGAATGGTATTATCTTAACGATACTTGTGTAAATATTCCAGTTCAATTTATTAATAATGAATTTAATAAAGGATATTTTAATTGTGTTCTTTTATTACAAAAGGCAGCAAATAATGAAGTGTTATATGAATCACATTTTAACTTCTATCAATGTGAAAACAAAACATATCGTAACTTTATTATATATCCTAAAAAATTAAATGTTATTACAACTGAAAATAATGTTGAAACAAAATATTTTGAATACTGGGTTAATAATGACTTTATTATTAAGTTGTTAGTAAATAATAAATGGTATGAATATGATTTTAAGTTAAAGATTCATAATCCTACAATTGATTTCGGAACACTTAAATATCGTTATTATTTTAATGATCGTAATTATTTGTTTAGTAGAATAATAAATAAAGATGATAATAGTGTTCATAATTTAATATTTTGTGGAGCTAACGATACTTATAAAATAACTAATAAAGATTTAAATTATAGTTATTCACTATTTAGACAACCATCAATATTTAATAGTTATATATTTAATTTACCAAATGATTATGTTTGTTATTTATTAGATAATTCATATATTAAAGAATTAGATAAATTTAATAATGAAGTAAAACTATCTTGGACAATTAATTGGGATAATAAAGAACCATCAACATATTATATTTATGATTATTCAAAAGATAAATTATTAAACATTAATAATGCAACTATTTATAATGGACAATTAAAATATATTAATATTGATGATCCAATTATATTAATATGTCCAAATAGTTGGGGAAATCCTTTGTTTATTAAAAATGATTTAGAATTAATTAATCAATATTTATATTATACATATAACTTAAATCAAGATATACGTAATGAGTGGAATCAAGAAACATGGATTCAATCATTTAATTTATCTGAAGCAAAACATATATATCAATTCTTTAAGGATCATTATAATTTGTTATCACCGTTTAAACAAATTAGAGGTTTAGATGATAAAAATAATAAAGTAATATTTAATGCTTATATGCATAATAAGCAATTGGTTGATATGAATGAAATTAATTTTGATGTTAATTTCCAAACAATATTAAAGTATCATTTAGATCATAACTTGTTATATATGGATGGCACTTTAACTGATGGTGAATTTTATCAATATATTATTTATAAAGATACATTAGGAAATGATCATGAAGTATATATACATAAAGATTTAATAGGTTATAATATTAGCTTCTTTCCTTATTATCTTAATGATAATGATAAAATATTATTATGTGCATATCAAGGTGATATATTTATTTTAGCAGAAACATTTGATAGTTCAAATGATGATAAAAATTATGAAATATTGAATGCATCAGAAATAGAATCAGAAATATTATTTAAGACTGAAGATACTGAAGATTTCTTAAAATATGATACAATTGATATTAAATATGATTATTTAGATAATACATACAAAGAATATGATAAAAATGGAGATGTAATTCATACTTATGAAATATATGATAAACTTTATGCAAATAGTGAAAAGATTTATTCAAGATATTCAACATTAGTTAACTTACCAAATAACCCTAAATATAAAAATTCTTTACATTTATTTGGTATTTATGAAAACGTAATTACTGAAAATAACATATTAATATTTCATAACAATATTGATATGTATATTGATGGTCTTCATTTTACACATGGTGTAACTAAAGATCTTAATGATAATGAACAATTGAAAATTTTTATACAAGGTACATTAGATTCAAGTATTGATACAAGATTCCCAGATACTTATGGATTATATTGGACATCACCATTAGCAAATGGTCACAAGCCATTAGCACCATCACAAGTAATTGAAATTAAAGATAGATTAGGATTCTATGTTAAACGTGATGCAAGAAAATGCTATGATCCAATTAGTAGAACATCAGCAATGCATATTTGGGAAGTGCCTAATTTATATGAATTTGATACAAATGAATTTACATATTATATTGAAAGTAAAGAAACTTGTGTTGGAACAATAACATATAAGACACTTAATGATTTTTATGCAAATAGACAATTATCTAAAAGTTTTAATAAAGGATTTGAAGATATTGATATTTATGTAAAAGAATATGAAGAAGGAAATATTTATTGTTTTGATGATAAAGAAATATGTGATTTAAATGATTTATCAAAATATTATGCAAATAAATTAAGTTATTCAATTGCATTTTTTGATGAATTAGATAATAAGATTGAAGGAATTTCATTAAATCAAATTGACAACATCGAATATAATAAGATTATCGTAACATTCTATTATCATAAAGCTCATATTGTTAGAAATAGATTCTATATTTTAAGTGATTATCTTAATTACTTAAAAGAAAACAATATAGAAAATAATTCACTTATATCTATTAAAGATAATACATATTATTTGAATATTGAGATTAATGGATCTAAATACATTGTTGAATTAATAAAATATGATGATAAATATATGTATAAAGATAATTCTTATAATCATTTAGTATCAGTACAAAATCCTTCTATGTATTGGTATAATGCAGATAAATTATCTTTTGAATCATTACCATCTTATTTGAATGAAATTGAAAGATATGTATATAATGAAAATGATTCATATGATACTATTAAAGCTAATTTGGATAATTATCTAAATAATTTCAAAGGTAATAGATATGCTCAAGATGAAAACATTGTACGATATAAATTTAAAAATTATCTTGTAAAAGATTTAACTGGTATTAAGGGTAAATATAAAATGGAATTCATTACAAATATTGAACAATATGCAACAATGCATACTGAAGTAATTGATGAAAATGAAAATATTACTAATTATACTGAAGTAGGAACAGAATTTGAATTTACAGGAAATGAAAAGAAAATAACAGTATTTATTTCAATAAATAGTGAAACTGATGTAAATTGGAATGATAGAACAGATATTTATATTATTCCAAAGTTTATCAAAATAAATGTAAATGAAAAACGATTAGAATATAAACCATTAGAATCTGGTAAGAATCTTGTTAAAACAAAATATCTCAATCAAGAATTTATATATGGAGATAATGATAATGATTATATATTCAATTTGTATAATGATTTCTTTAAGTTGAAATTTAATATATATGATTCATATTTTGAAAATAAAGAATTAAAGAATGAATTATTGCATAGTGTATATGAATATGACGAAGCAATTAAATTAGATACATATTTGAATTATGACTTCTATTTGATGCATGATGAAAATTATTGGTATGGATTATATATTTCTCAAGAAACTTGCGATAAGATAAGAACAAACGAAGATTTGAAATTAAAAAATGAAGTAGATAAAAAGAAGATATTGAAGAATAAATATATATTGAATTATGAAAAGAGTTCAGAAGAATATTTGATAAATAGACTTGAATTTAATACTTCAAAAGGTTTCAATCAATTTAAGACAGATGATATCGTTTGTTGTTATTTATATAATAATGATAGATTACCGTTTAATGCAAGTATAAGTTCAAAATGGAATATACATCCAATGTCATTAGGTATGTCTACAGATACATCATTTGAATCTAATGGAGAAATGACAATATTATCATTACCTAAAAATGATGCGAAGTATGAACGTGGCTATTATAAAGTAACAGTTAAATATTCATTGGATAGAGATATTCAACATCAGTTTAAGAATACAAGTACAATTAGAATATCATAAATTAGAGTAGCTTTAGCTACTCTTTTTTGTTATTTTAATTATAAACAAAAATTAATAAAAAATAATTTAATTATATGAAATATTTAAAATTATTTGAAACAACTGCAGCATATAATGCAGCAACATTATATTTGCCTAATGTGTCTTTAATAGAAGAAACTATGGGTGTTAGTTTTAATCCTTTGGTTGAAACAAAGCTTGTATGTAAATATAATGTAACAAGTACATCTGAACCAACAGTATTAAGAACAAACTATGAGCAGAATATATTTAAATCAATGGAGATTGATGGTGTAATATTTGATGAACTTGTAACTGAATATACATTTGGTACAACAGGTGTTCATACTGTTAAGTATAAGTTATATGATGAAACTAAATTAGGCAATAATGCACCGGTATTTAACAATGGTAATTTGGTAGAGTGTATTATACCAGATAGCGTTACATATATTGGCAGTAATGCTTTCTTGAACTGTACTGGTCTTACAAGCATAACCATATCAGATAGTGTTACAAGCATTGGTACTGCCGCTTTCGAGAATACTATAGCATTAAAGACCCTAAATTATAATGCAAAGTATGAGTTATATAGGTCTTTAAATAGTAATTGGCGAAATCTTGAAACGGTAATTATTGGTGATTCTACACCATCTATTGCTGGTCAAGCTTTCATAGGTAGTAATAAGTTAACAAATGTAACCATAGGTAATAGTGTTACAAGTGTTGGTTATGAGGCTTTTGCTCATTGCCCTAGTTTGACAAATATAAACATAGGTAATGGTGTTACAAATATTGATACTGGTGCTTTCACAGATTGTAACAATTTAACAAGTATAACCATACCTAATAATGTTACAAGTATTGGTACACAGGTTTTCCAAGATTGTAGTAATCTAACAAGTATAACTTTATCAAATAGATTAACAGAAATTAGTGGAGCTGCTTTCGCTAATTGTAGTAGTTTAACAAGTATAGATATACCAAGTGGTGTTACAAGTATTGGTGGTGATGCTTTCTATGGATGTAGTGGCCTTACAAGTATAGATCTACCAGATGGTGTTACAAGTATTAGTGATCGTGCTTTCTATGGTTGTAGTGGTTTAACAAGTATAGATATACCAAATAGTGTTACAACTATTGGTGATAATGCTTTCTATGGATGTAGTGGCCTTACAAGTTGTATCATAGGCAGCAGTGTTACAAGTATTGGTGCTAGTGCTTTCGCTTATTGTAGTGGTCTTACAAGTATAGTCATACCAAGTAGTATTACAAGTATTGGTAATCAAGCTTTCGATAGTTGTAGTAGTCTTACAAACATAACATCTAATGCAATGATTGCACCTAATATATCAAATACTACATTCTGTTATGTGGGAACAGGTGGTACATTAACAGTACCGGCAGGTTCTACTGGTTATGATGTATGGATGGGAACTAGTATTTATTACTTAGGTTATTATGATTGGAATAAGATAGAGCAATAATAAAAACATTTAATAAAAGACATAAGGATATACTTCGGTATATCCTTTTTTATTTTCTATATACTTTCTATGATATATAATATTCATAAATTATTTTTAATTATACAAATTAATATTCAGTAATGTTAAATTATAAACTTTTAGAACGTAAACAAGTAATACATAAAGGCACTGACCAATATATTGATTTATTAAGTAAGACATTTGATGAATCAGTATATAGTAATGCTATTCCATTAATTGTTAATAAATATTATGTCGCAAGACCTGACTTAATATCATTAGCATTATATGGAGATGATAAATATGCTGATATTATATGTAAGATTAATGGAATATCAAATCCATTTGAAATTAATGAAGATGATGTAATTATTGCTCCTAACATTGAATATTTTAATGAATGTTTATATAAGGGGAAAGAAGATCCTGGATTAATTGAAGATCCTAAAAAAGAAACAATACAAAAGATAGATAAATATAATAAACAAAAACGCAAGAATGAAGATAGATCTCCAAATGAACAAACAATTGGAGAATCTAATTTCGTTATTGATAAATCATTAGGTTTAGTATTTTATTAATATATGGCAGATATATCTCAAGATGTTGCAAAAACTCAAGCGGATAATTCAATAGGCAAAGGCAAATCACCAGAAAATACTGCTACTTCTAGTTCATCAGGAAGCACAACAAGTAGTGGTGGTGAAAAAAATAGAACAGATCCAAAGGTGTGTCATGATCCTTCAATAACAGTTGAAGGTATTGTAAGATTATTCCCAAATCAAAATAAAGTAAATTTTGAAGAAGGTGAATTATCAGCAAATAATAAATATGAAATGACTCGTGTTGACGGTATAGAATATCCTTTAGTTGCAGTAAATGATCGTAATATTGAAAACAACGAAATCATTAGTATGTCAATTGATTATAGAGGATTCTTACCACGTATTGAGTTAATTATTCGTGACCAACATCAAAAAGAACAGAAAATAAATACAACACAAATGTCAAGTATAATTCGTGTTTGTATTATTGCAACTGTTGATAATGTGTATAGAAAGTTTTTATTGAATTTTAGAACTTATGATATGCGAATAAATGAAGCAGATCCAACATTAGTTACATATTATGGAACTTATTATGTTAAGGAATTTAGACAAGTAAATACAAGACATATATGGATGCCACAAGTATGTTCAGCACAACCTAATTGTGGACAAGGTGGTCATATTAATGCAAATACCTGGGAGATGCTTCACCGTATTGCTGAATTAACAGGGTTAGGATTTGCCGCAACAAAAAAATGTAAAGAAATTCCTGACCATGTTATTCGTAATATATATACACAAAGATATGACCAATTTATAGAACAACAACTTGTTCATTGTGGTACAGATGAAGAAAACTTATTTGATGCTTGGGTTGACTTATATGGATATATTGTAATGGTAAATGTTCCATGGGTATTCAATGAAGATATTATACCTGATGATTTGACAATTAATGCAACAGTTGGTATTCATGGAACATCTAATGATGTAACAGAACAAAAGCCATTAACTATTAATAGAACATTAACAAATTTCAATTTAACATCGACTCCATCTAATATGGAAATTTCTTCTTATAATATGGATGTTGATAATGATTCAATATCACATGGTACTCTTGAGCAAGTATATACAATTAATTTTGATACTAATCTTGCAATATTGGATCCTACTGATGTTCAGTCAAAACAAGATTCTGTAGATGGTGATTTTATTGAAGATTATAATACAGGTAAAAACAGACCTATGCCTAAGTTTAATTTCAATGATGATGCTTGGACAGGATTAAGTGGTGGATATGATTTACATAAACAAAAGATAATTAGAAATGCATATTTCAAAAAATTGCGTCAATCAATTTTACATGTTGTAATGAAGAATATTAATCTTGGTTTACAAAGAGGTACACTTGTAGATATAAAAATATTTGACAATGATCCAGTAAATAAAAAGACTACATTTGCAAATATTGATAACTTAGGACAAGCAAGTGAAACAACTGATGAATCAAGTGTTCCATTGCCATCAGAAGCAAACCAAGAAGACATTATAATGGACGGTGGTGCATATATGCCTAATATGAAATTATCGGGATTATATTATATTGATGGAATGACTTTTGAATATGAGCGTAATGTTGGAAGAATAGTTCAAATATTACATTTGATTAAGAAAGGCAAAACTTCAGGTTACGAAAATAGACATAACAATCCACGTATGCCTCAAACTGGACCTGAATCTACATTACCGCAAGATCCACCATACGAAGCAAAAAATAATATTAAGTAAGTATGAATGTAAATTCAAATATTATAAGCAGATATGACGATATGTTATATGAAAATCGTCCTGCTTCATTAAATGAATTTTTAAGTAACAAATATAATAATGTTCACAATGAATTGTATAAATCTGCATTAGATAAATTTATACTTTCATTAGTGAGTAAATATGTCACTGAAAAATTTTTATACGAATGTTTTGAATTATTATCTGAAATTGATGCATATGATGAAAATGAAATAAAGTTTGAAAATATATATGAAAATATATTTTCAAACGAAGATAATTCACCATTAATAAATTATATGCTTAAAGAATTATCAATTGATAGAGTTTCATTTTTTAAAGTATTATATGAAACAACAGTAAATAAATTAAATAGTGTAAAAACAAAGTTAATAAATTTTTATAGAGATGAAAATTACGATATTAAATCTGCTATTAAGGGAATAACAGAAATTGCAGATATTCATGATTTTAGACTTGCTTATATTATGTCAGGTATTGGAAGTGAAACAAATAATGAACGTAATGTATTTACATTATATACTGATGATAATAATGAATTAGTTGTATCAAATAAAGTTATATTTGATGATACAACAGAAGAACAAGAATATATAAATCAAGATATGTATTATTATGTCAGTAAAGAAATGCCAACTGAAGATATGGATATTAAAATTGATAAT